TCTGGAAGTTACCAAAGCCGAGAGAAAGAAAAGGGAAAGGGAGAGGGAGGTACTTCAAGCTTTCGTCGACCAGAAGGCCGCGTGCCGTGACGCCTTAGAGAAATATCGAGAGGTTGTCAAAACTTCGAAACTCAGCGTAAAAGAGGAACCCGCATTCGACGGGACCGGGGCCTGCCTGGAGTCCAAGAGATCCACTGGAGGTGTCGGTGCTTTCAATAGAAAGATTCACCAAGCTGCAGTGAAGGATGTGATAGATTTCTACGAGGTCAATGACCCCGAACTACTCACAGACCCTAGAAGACAATCCGAAAAGGATGCCACGATTCTGGACGAAGTGGACCAGCTGGCTAGAAGAGCCATTATGCTTGAGTCCGACGAACAAGGCATGAAGGGGAGGGTGATGGTGGTTGGGAAAGAGTGCGGGAAAGGAAGAGTATTGGCAATTCACGGCGCTGAAAATAATTCTGCTAAAGCGCTTCAGCAATACGCGATAGACGCCCTACGAACAGCCCGAATGGGTGTCGAAAATGCTCTCAATGGCCAGAAAATTGAAGGCCTTGAAGATCTTGTTAAGAGAGCTGGGGAAAATCGCATTTGGGTGAATGTTGACCAAACCGAAGCGACCGACCGCCTAGAACAGGAAGCAATCCTACTCGTAAGAGAGGGTGTCCTGGAGGGGTTGGGCGATGTAAGCGACGATATCAAAGAAATGTTCCTGAAAAATACAGAATCGTCTCGCCTTTGGTGGAGGTTTGGCACACGTGAAGAGGCCCTCGACGCAATCACCACACTAAGAGAGGAGGAGGAATGGGAAGAGATACAGCAAGGAGCTGAGGGCACGAATGCCCTTTGGGAGCAAGAGGCGGATATGGGCAAAGAATTCACCACAATTGCCGTTTATAAGCGGCCGAATAAATCCGTCCAAGGGGGGTGGTCGCGCACAACTGAACATCCGGGACAATGGTCCCCTAAGAGGTTCAACTTGTTCGTAAGGGTTTTGGAGGTAGAGAAGATGAATAGGAGGACTGCCGGTTCCACGCTTGAATACTACGTAGAAGGCTGGACACTTGGCGGGACACTAATGGGGTCTAACCTTTCCTGGATCATCCTCAATCTTGTCACGAGAGCTTGCTTTGAAGCGGAACTCGTAATCTCCGGACACACAGACGACAAGGACCTAGATGAGCAGTGTGGCGATGACATCACTTTCCCCCTTGCTCTACACGCGGAATTTCCTGAAAGTCTTAGTGACATTGCTTTCAACCGGTGTATCGCGTACTGTGGAGGAGAAGTCAATCACAAAACAGTAATCTCAAGAGAAAACCTAGTGTTCTGTGGGGTGTATGCCCGTATCTTACCACACGGTGAGGTATCATTCTATAATGCACTACGCGTGGGTGGGCTTGTTGACAATCGTCCTCTCACATGGGTACGTGACGAAAATCGCTCTTTTGCTGAGGGAGGGTGGATGAGGAAGGGGAGGTATGAGAGGGTGAAGGATGGAGTCCGGTCATGCTTGGAAGCTGCCTGGCGAGAGTATGGCACATATGAAGCTGTACAATATGCGCTCGCTACCTGCAGGAAGAGTCGCCCAGATGAATTTAAAGCATTATGGCCAGTATATGGCGGCGATTGGTTAGCATTCCTAATTGGCAAGACGGACAGGAGAGGGAGAAAAGTCAGACTCATCAGTCCGCACTGGAAAATGGTTTCTCAGGAAGCGCGGTTACAAAGTCTTGTGGCGATGGGGGCCTATGGTGGGAGTGAGGCTTTAGCTGCGAAGGCAACCTATGCAAAGAAGCTAGACGAATTGACGAAGGGCATCAAATTAAATCCAGACATTCTGCAAATGGATACGATTGCTCGTTTCATCAGCCGTGCTATTGACCAAAGTCTAGGGGTAATGAGAAGAACACACAAAAGTCAAGTGTTCACATTTGACAATACCGACATTGTTAGAACTCAAAAGCTTGCCCTCGATATGATGAGAACAAATAGGTTCCCAGGCACAGACGAAACTATACGCCAGAGACTACTGAGAGCTGACAAGGAGATGAGGGAGGAGGATGAAAGGAAGGAGGAGAGAGAGAGAGAGAAGTACGGACTTGTAAGATTCGGTGAACGCTTCGTGCCCTTATCGCGAGCAATTGAAGGACTTACCGTTGAGGTAATCCGGCGAATTGTTACGGGAATGGAAATCGGTCGAGAGAGAAGAACTCCTAGGAGCTTCTCGGATATCGAACACTTCCAATCTTTAAGGTCTAAAACATTGGGTTTAGCCTACCGTAAAGAAATTGCCGTAAGGGACTCTCTTGGTGCCCACGAAAGCATGCGATTTTTGCGAAAAATAATTACTGATTGGGCGTCCAATGCCGGCTTACAGTTGTACGGGGAGGAGGATGGACAAGAGGTGGTGGGATTGCGTATGAAGAACCAAGCTGAGGATTATGTAGCTATTAAAAGACTATCAAAAACCAGAGCGCGTAAGAGGGCCCTCAAGCAATATTCAGGTTCTCTCGAGGCGGCCAACAGGCACGCAAAGCAATTCATAGACGGGATAAATCCCGACGGATCTGACTCCAAATTTGGGCCAGTAGACGAAAAGCTTCAGAGTTTCATCTCAATGCTTTATGATAAACGTTTATTTGCATGGATGAGGAATAAAGTCGAGGCCGAAAGGGTCTATATCAGGTCTAACCGAAAAGGCGACCTACCCGGATATGGTCTTATAGCAGGACCCAACGGCACCTTACTTGTCGGGATGAAGCGGGAAGGGGAAACCTTAAACTACCTGTTACCAACATCAATCGATGAAGAGGAGGATGAGGATTACGAATTAGACGGTTCGATTACCGAGGCTCAGCCCAACATCAACCCTAAAGAGGGGAGAGGCTTTGAGGTCCGGGACGACGCGGAGGCGCTTCTAAATGGCCTCTTAAAAATGCATCGTCAAAAAGGTAATACGTCCAATCGACTCAACCAACATCAAAGAGAGATGATGCGCGGAAATGTTAAATATGGCGCGCAAAACTGGAGTGAGGAAGCGGAGGTGGAAGAACCCACATCTGAACTATTGAGTGAAACAGAGGCGGGGGGGGCGGTAGAAAATGTGCAATCGTTAGAATATACTTATTTTGAGGGGCTTGAAGATAAAATCTTTGATTATGTCATGGCCGGAAATATCCGAGCTTATAATGACGCCCACTTTTAGTATACGCTACGTTCGCGGCTTGCAAGGCCGCAG